CGTTGTGGCTGGTTTGCCGTCTACGTGTGCAGAGAAGCCAATATTAGCGCGGTTGAGCGAGAAGAACGGATTATAGAGGCCAGCAAAGGCGAAGTCGGTGGTGAGCGCATCGGTCAGCTGTGTCGTGCCAAGAGCGCCAAAGGTCGGGTCAAGATAGATATTAAAGTGCTTCCCTGCACTGGGTTGCAGCGCGACGGCGGTTGGCGTACTCGTCATAGTGATAGCCCGCTGCAACGCCTGGGACAGTATCTTGCCTGAGAGCGTGATACCTGCTTTGCGGTCAAGCTTGTACCCAAGTTCAGAGATCAGGCCATAATTGACTTTGTGGTTATAAATGGCGTTGCCAAAGCTATTATTCTCGCCCTGTTCGATGGTGTACGTCTGTGGCTGCACGCTTCCGGTTACGGGCGGGATGAATGTCCAGAGTTTCGCAATGGTTGAGTTGCCCGCTGCGACGATGGAGGTAGCTGCGCCACACACACCGGAGAGCGCGTACACGATGCCGTTATAGTCAAGGACGCCCCCAAGTGTGCCCTCGACCCACTCACTGTTTTCAATGGCGATGGCTACATATTTACGGCCCGTCGGCGTGTAGGGGTTGACATCGGCCATCGGGCCAAGCCAGATATCGAAGCATTGCAAGAGCTTGTTGGCCGGGACGTTCGTGCCTGGCGTGCTTTCCAGGCCGAATTGCAGAGTTTGGTTGACAGTTGAGCGCTTAGGAATGAAAGGCATAGTATAATCTCCTATCTATAGTGTAATTCACACATGAAACTAGACAGGAGGCGGCTTGATGTGGTATAATGTGGGGGAGTTGGGGCTGTCTCACCAGCCCCAACCGTACACCCACTAAACCTGTTGAGGAGGTCTAGCAAATGCACTCTCATTCTACCATACCCGCCACATCGGGCATTTACCGCATCACCTGTGCTGTTACCAGAAAAATCTACATTGGTAGTGCCATGAATTTGCGCAAACGCTGGAAAGATCATTCCTTTTATCTTCAGCGCAACGAGCACCATAACCCCAAATTGCAAGCGGCCTGGAATAAGTACGGACCCGATGCTTTCACCTTCGAAGTCTGGGAGCTTGTCTTGCCCATCTCTCTGACTGCACGTGAGCAATACTGGTTTAAGAAGCTCGATCCCTTTGGGAAGAAGGGCTTTAATCTTGACCGTGTTGCTGGCTCTCGTTTTGGTCGTGTTGTCTCTCAAGCCAGCCGTGAGAAAAGCAGGGCTACGCAACTTGGCAGGCCGAGCACTCGTATCGGGTGGCATCCTATGCCTGAACACGTTGAGCGAATGAGACAAGCCAACCTTGGTAGAAAGCAGACTGAGGAGCATAAACGCAAAGCAGCAGCAACGAGAATAGGCAAGAAACGCAGTCCTGCAACCCGCGAAAAGCAGCGCCTTGCTGCCCTTGGACACGCGCCGACGAATGCAAAAACGGCCCTGGTTATCTCCCCAAGTGGGCAGGAATACACAGTGCATAACCTGGCTGAGTTTTGCAGAGAGCATGGACTGAAAACCGCAGGGCTTAGCCTTGCTGCTAGTGGCAAACGCAAGCAATATAAAGGCTGGAAAGCGCGTTATGCTTAGCATCTACCCTCCTTAACTTCCTTGTAGTTCTATATGGTACAGGCCGCCCAGGTAGGACCAGGCGGATCCGTTGATTACGTTACCGTACGCCAGTTCCGAGTCACGCCAGCACGCCAGCACGCCCCCGCCGCCTGGAAGTCCCACGTTCTTCACGCTCTTAAAAAGCGCATCGATACGATTAGCAATGGTAGCAAGTGCCGCGTAGTTGGCAGTTGGGCCGATGGCCTGAATGCGCATCAGGATATGCACGAAGAGCCTGGTTTCGTTCTGTGTGTTGTTATCAGAGCCACCTTGCCGCGCGTAGAGCGCAAACGGCGGAACCGTGCCGATATTCGCGAACTCCTGCCATACACCGCCCGTTGCCGCCGCCATTAAGGGCACATCACCTCGCATGGTGCTATCTATCCAGGTAAAGGCTTGATAGGTTTCGCTCATATGCTTGTTCCTTGTGCTACAATTACCCTGTCGCCTGTCAGTTAAGCTGTATAGTAGGCAGGCCATCCGCCTAACGGCATGGATACATTCAGCAAGGCCCATTGCTGGCGGATTAATCCGGTGATACCAGGCTCGGCATCGAGTAACCTCTGGTAGCGTTCGAACCCCGGCAGGCGACCTTACCAATTCCGCTCAATGCACCATCCCTCTCAGCTTCTCTTCAAGCGCTGCACATGCCGCTTCAAAGCCCGGTCGTGTCTGCTCAATTCCAGGCTCAAAGAATGGCTTGCCTGGCTGAAAGCGCGTACCATAGTTCTGGTAGATCCCATAGTTGGCCGCCACTGCGACATAGGCTGTTGTCTGATCCGCGCCGCCCACTTCAGGCAAGGCGTCTGCACCGCCCTGATAGTTACTCCCCTCGCTCGTCACTGTGTAAACCGAGTTCACCATGAAGCCGGTATCTACCTGCCCATTGGAGCGGATGAAGCTCTGAATGTTCGCCTGGCATTCAAAAGCTATTTTTCTCACGATCTGCCCGCATACCACAGGTAAAGCCTCAGCTATTTGTGAGAAGTGGTTAAAGGACTCAGCCATAGCTATACCTGCATTCCCGTGTGCATCCTGATGGTGCGCACCTCTTCAGCAAGCGCGTTACGCACTTCGACGCGGATAAACTCCCTCACCGCATCCTTGCTATCGAAAGGAATGCGGGCGCTGTCGTCGAGCAAGGCTTCTTTCAGGATTTGGGCCACGATGCCACGAATAAGCTGCTTGCTTACCTCGGTCATCTCATAGTTGACTTTGACCGTTACTTCTCCAACATTCGCTGGCATGGTTTCCTCCTACACCACCGTCGTTATGAGCACATCGTTCGCAACCGTATAGCTTTCGGCATTGTCAAGCGGCTGTACTTTCCAGTTCAAGCCCAGGTACACAATCCTATCGCCCTCCCGCACATCAGAGGTTGGCATGTAGCGCAGCATCAAGGCGCGTTGGCCTGCAATGATGTTGGCATAGGTGCTCAACTGCGTTGCTGTCGGCTTACTGATAGTGCATGCCAGCATGAATGACAGCGTCGGGTACGTCTCGGTCGTGTGGCCTGCACCATCGGGCGCGGTTGTCACATGGTAGAGCGGCAGACTTTGATCGAGCGACGCTACCACAATCGGCGTCATCCAGGCTATTTCATCAGCAGTGAGCAGTCCGGCCATGGGTTATACTTTCTCTGGGTAGTGCCAGGTGCCAGGCGCGCCATTCGCGTCATAGCCGACAGCCCCGGCGGTAAAGTTGCCTGCACGCAAATCGACCGAGCCGTCGTCATGCACCCCAACAACGACAGCGCCCAGCTCGTCGCCTTCCGCTCTGCCATCTTCCAGGTGCGAGTAGTCGTCGGACACGTAGCGCACGCCCTGCCCGACGCGCGGCATGGGTACAGGCAACGCCGGCGCATCCGGTGCAACCTCTTTCACAGCAATTTTCTTCATCTCAACCATCGATATCTACCTTCCTTTGTACATGTCTATATTGTCGCCAAGCGGCTTCACGCGATTGCCATCAACCGGGAGCGCCACATCACGCCTCACCATCTTGGCGATCTTTGGCTTGGCTTGCCTGCGGTAATAGTCAGCCTGTTTCTGTAAGCCAGCCGCTGCTTGACTCACCTTGAATGATTGCCCGTCCGATGAGAAGTCAAAGCGCCGTGCATAGGACGCCGCCCAAAACTCAAGCAAGTCAGCTGATGCGCTATTCGGGTCGTAGACCTTGCCGGTGGCGAACACAGGCGGGAATTGGCCTGGCACGGTGCCTGATGTGAACTCGTTGGTTTCAAATTGCCAAAGGCCCGTGATATAGTCGCTGGCAACGGGTGTGAGCACTTTCCAGAATGCGCCGGAGAGATAGCCTTGCAGCACCACATCAGCTTCCCACCAGTTGTACTCGCTGTAGAAGCTGGCAAAGATCACGCTAGCGATATTGCTCGTAGAGGTCGTGTTGACGATGCTCGGCGCCATTTGCAGCGACTCGTAGCGGATATCATCGCGGCTGGAATCGAGTCTATCCTGAATTATTTGATCGGTGAACTGCTGACTTGCGCCGGCGGGGTCGCTTATCATGGTTCGCACCAGGCTTATCAGATCGTTCATCGTTGCGCGTACTGCCATCGGCTACTTCCTCTATTGGCGCTGTCGGATCAGGTACTTCTTTTCCACCTTCTGCTAGTAAGCGGTCAATATGCACCTGATCAACGACGCACACCACGTTGCCATTCGGGTGCAACATCCACACGGACTAGAACCTCGCCGGGACAATCTCAGCCCAGATAAGCCCGGTCATGGACGCGGCAAAGTCCACGCTGATCGACCCGTCCGACTGGATAAATCGCGCCGAGTCGAATGGCCCGATAATGGCGGTCCCTGTCGAGGCGGTTAGGTTGCCGGTAGTGAGGTCACCTAGTCCGCCACGAAAGGCGGGCGGGTTGCTTGTCCCTGCACGTACGGTCACCGTCTTGGTACCGGCAAAGGTATTGGTGACGTAGAGAATGAGCTGCTCAGCATCAGGCGACGCGGGAATAGCATTCGACGGCAGCGCAATGGTCATGCCGTTGGCTGCATCAATGGCGGTCCCGGCATTGTTGAGCACCGCGCTATTGGGCGTAAGGGTCGTAAGCGGTAAGTTTGTTCGTGCCACGTTCTGCTCTCCTTTCTTCGACTATGTTGGATGGGTGAATGTGCACGCAACAGCCGCCTGTGGGCGTACTGTTTTTGCGCCATAGAGGGTCAGTCCCTTGACGGCATCACCGAAGCGTAGCGGTGGGCGGTAGGCTTCCGTCTTATTCAGCCCTAGCGCTTTCGTAAAGGCCATCGTATGACTTGCCAGCACGATATCAACGGACCCGGCTGTACCGACGGTACCGGAGATATGTGGCGCGTTGATGCTCTCATAGATATCCATGCCCAGGATGCGACCCCGATAGGCGTCATTTGAAAGACCCTGTGCGGCATCAAGGGCGGCATTCGTGATTTGGGCGTTGGCTTCAGGCGTGTTGTAGGAGGTGAAGCGCGGGTCCATCAGCAGCAACGTCGTAATCCAGGGCGGAATGACACACCAGCGGCCAATTTTGGGTACTTTCTGCTCTGAAAGCTTTTGTGATACCTGGATGAGTTGGTCAAATGCAGTGCTTGTGCTTGTACCAAGCCCTGCGCCAACTGCCGTATAGACAGGATAGACAGGCGTTGCAGTAATCTGCCCCAGCGCATCGACATAGAAACCCGCGAGGTAATTGTCGATGCCAAGTGCGAGATCGTAGGCGGCCCAGGACATCGCCTCAGCCATGACCGTAGGATGGTTTTGCGCCATGTCTACATCGTCAATGATGAAGTTGTAATACTTGGCCTGAGAGATCACGAGCGATGTTTGCGCGTCGGTCAAACTTTGGGGAGCCGCAAGGTCGGTATCCTTGCTATAGCTGGAGATGGTGATATCACCGATGGCATTGATACGCACGGTATCACCCATGCGGGAAATCGTGCCCTCGTAGTTGTCGTTGAACAGATTGCCAAAGACAAGGTTGGCACGGAGCGCGGGCAGTAACGTATCTGCCCACAGGATAGGATTAAACTCATTGAGAGACAAGATCGTTCTCCTATCATCCCATCCTCAACATCTCTCGAAAGGTGCTCAGGACGAGATACAAAAGACGTTATTTAGTTTTAGCGCCTGGGCGGTGGGTTCTTGGCGATGAATGCCTGTATTTCACCTCGCCGGGCGGCGTATTCGTCTGGTTTCATTTTCGTGATGACTTCCCAGGAAAGCGCCGATGTGCTACTCGATGAACGCGCTGGATTGGTTGCGCCACCTGCTGTCGATGGGTGCCTGTTCTGCTGCTGTAGCACGAGCGCCGGCATTTCTTTGACCAGCTTGTCGAGCAGTTCCTTGACATTGGTTGGCATGCCTTCATCGTCGGTCTTGATTTCATTCCGATCAATCAGCCGTGCAATTTTGTCAAGGTAGAGCGGATCGACGCCTAGCGCTGCCGCTTGCAGTTGCACTTCGTAGCGAATGACGCGCTCTTGATTGGCGCGCTCTTTCTCGCCGAGCTGTGCCTGCGTGTCGGTCAGTTGCTTTTGCAGGCGCTCCATCTCAGGCAATTGCGCATCTTTGGCCTGCTGCTCTTTATCCTGATAGACTTTGAGTTGTGCAAGCGCATCTTTCTCACGCTTGCGCGTAGCATTAGCTTCAGAGCGCAGCTTCTTGGCTTCTTCCAGGGAAATTTGTTCGTCACCCGCCAGGGGTTCAGAAGTAGTTGTTTGCCCGCCTGGGGCTGAGGTGCTAGCATTCGCATCCGCCGGGGTTGCTCCTGCTGTTGGTGTATCTGCCATAATTGTACCTGTCCTTTGTACTGATGTCAATATGTACGGTCAAGAAACAATATAACTAGCTAACAATGTAGCGAGAATAGCTTTATAGCTAGCTAACACATTCCAGGGTAAGTAAACGATTCTTTTCTTACAGTACCCACAATGGGTATAGTTCACCTTACCCTAATCGTTCCTACTGCGTTTCACCATCTGAATGATCGCCAGCTCCTGCTGTTTCTGCGCAATCATCTTCCTTACAAACTCTTGCGCGATTTCAGGATGCGCGTTCAGGTATAACTTCACGAACTGCGTTGTGGTCTCGTCATCCATCGCCAGGTTGACGGGGAATGAGAGCACAGCACCGCCCGGTACGACTTGCATACCTAACTGCATTGCCTGGCCCTGGCGTGGCGGCTCTGGTGGCGTGGTTCCATTATCTTCTTCTGACATTAGTTCTATCCTCTCATATTCCAAATAAGACCAGCAGCACCGCAAGCAGCGCCAATACTGCCACGATGCCATAAGCCACAGCGCGTATAATTGCGTGTGCGAGGGCTGCGCTAATGGCAAGGTCGCTCGCACGCACCAGGACAAACAAGATCAGTACGAATGTCGGCTGAATAAGTGTTCGCATTAGTCCTCCTGTATTATCCAGTCAATACGTGTACCATATTCAGGATGTCCATGTATCTCATAGAAGCTCTCCCAATCAGACCAGATCGAATGAGAGCGGAATTTTGTAAGCCAGCGAACGGCTACCGTGCCATCGCTGAATACCACGCCTTCATACTGCGCTTCATCTGGCGCATTGGCTGCGCCTTGTTCATAGTATTCTTGTGGTGGATTTGGCCTATAGCCCCTAAATACTTTTATCAATTAGTTCACCAACTCCTTTAACGGTTTCTCATAAATCGACGATCCCCAAACGGGGTCGCTCGCATGCCCTACGACGTCATCCAGCGTGAAATCGCCATTGCTCCAGCCATCATACTTTGGCCCAAGTATCGCACGTTGTGTGGCCTCGCTCTGCCCATCGAACCACTCACTCCCACTCTGGATATCTGGCGATGTGTCTGGTATATCTGAGGTGTCGATGCCCAGCGGCCCCAGGATGTCTGACCAACTCTTCGTGTGAGGAATTGGTGAGCAAGCCCCGCAAGGATGATCTTGTAATTCCTCGTCTAAGCTATGGAACGTGCCATGCATCGCTACACAAGCTGCACATGACGATTTCAGCAAGGCACAATTCCAGATCCATCCATCCACTACGTCATCGTTTGCGCGATAGGTTTCCAGGTTTGCCCCTCGATAGGAGCGTATCATTTCCGTCCTCGATATCGTCAACGCTCGATTGCGCGAGATGCCTAATGCCTGCTGCACCGATGGCGCAATGTCACGCGGATTGTAGCCAAGTGAAAGGCCGGTTATCAGCGCATCCTTGACGCCTTGCGCGGCTTCGGCGCCGAAGCCTGAGAAGAGATCAGCCAGTGGACTACCGACTTGTGTCGCTCCAATGAATTGTGCAAGTGCGCTCGGTGACGGGATCCCAAACGACCATTGTATACCGGTTGGCACCGTCGCTTGTAGGAGCCACTGCGCTGCTTGTTGCCCGAGTTGTACCGCCTGCTGCTGTAATTGTCCAACCTGCATTTGGGCCAGCATGCCGAAATGATTGATCTGGCCTTCGATGTATTGGCTGATTGCCTCTAGCCTTCTTTGTTCGTACAGCCATGATAACGGTATCTCCTCTCCTGCATCGAGCTTGTCACTGATTTGTTGGTAGAGCTGATCGAGCATCGGTTGAATGGTTGAGAGCACTTGAGCATACGCCTGCTCTAGCGCCTGCTCTGCTTGCGCCTCGTGCGCTTTCAGTTGTTGGCGGTAGTGTGTGATGGCAGATTGCAACTGGCTCAGGCTCATTGCTGTTTCACCCAACCCTGAAGAGTATCACTATAGCCTGCCTTGCGCAATAATCGACGTATCGCTTCATTCATCTCCTCAGTTGTAAGCGTGCATGGCTCAGGCGCGTATGCCGTGATGTGAGGCCAATCAGGGTCATAAGGATACTCTATCTCAACAGTGAGGCGCATGCCTGTTTGCTCATCGTAGTAGGCTTCCGGCTCGCTCATCTAGGTGGTTGCCCTCCTTGCTTTGTCAGTCCCTCTACAGGGCTTCCATCATCCGAATAATACACTGAATCAATAGACAGCGATCCATACTGAGAGAGCGTGATGATGCATGTTATGGATGTATGCGGCTCAATGGTGCTATCGTGGAATTTCACAACAAAATGCCCTTGCACATTCCAAATATCTGCCTGTATTTTCCCCTTCTTCGACACATAAGAACTGCATACAGCAGAGGAAGTCATGGTTATCTCATCCACAGAATACTTCTTCTGCGGCTGCCCCTGATTGAAATGCGCCTCTACAGATTGGCATATCCCTTCGTAGACTAAACGAAGCCGCCTATGGTTTGGGCCCTTCGCTCTTTCCCATTGTTGCTCTATGCTCATGGTTGCCTCATCCCTCCCTGCTGTTGTGGCTGCCCTGGCATTGGCCCTTGCCCTAGTGGTGCAGGTTGCATTGGCGGCATGCCTTGCCCTCGGCTATACGCTACCATCTTCTTCTGATCTTCCACTGCGCTCTTCTTCGCTTCGTC